CTTAACCACAGCGAGAGAGAAGAAAGTCTTTCCAGTAGAAGACTCTCCAGCAATAGCAGTAATCTTATTCCCAGATACACCACCAAATACACTACCTGAGACCAGTGCATTAAAAATGTACGAACCTGTGTCAACATAAGTTTCAGTTTCATCAATCTCAGCAGCAAGTTGTGTATACTCACCACCAATTTCTTTTACAATATCTTTAAGAAAATCCATAGTTATACAAAGAAGGACTGTAGAGTGTTTGTTTTTTCAGTTCTCCAATTGATACATTGCAGAATAGACTTCAATGGCTCAAGGAAACTTTTATCAAACTGAAGTTCATAATCAACATACTTACCAATATTCAATTCTTTTGGGAACTGTTGAATGAAGGAGATTACATTTTCATGCAGTGGATTAGGTTTCTTCAAATAGCAGAACTTAATCTTTTCTCCATTGTTAATAACTGGATATTTATTGTCCAGTCTATTTTTCTTAGTATGGTAATTATACAGTAGAACACCTCTAATGTGAATGGGAGTTCCCTTCTCATAGATTGAGTTTACTGATTTATATTTGCTGATATTATTAGCAGTCCTTGGGAATGAAATTTCCTCTGGAGGTAAGTTATAGAACTTCTTCTTACTGCTAGCAATGAAGTCAATCATATCATCTTCAGTTTTTGTCATGATGATTTTGAATGCTTCTTTAATCATAGACCTACAAGGTGCAGGTGTTGAAGACTTGACTGCTTCCATGCCCATGATTTTAAGTTTAGGTTCAGAATACCTAACACCCTCAGAGTCCCATACATTAAGGATATATCTTTTCTTTGCAGTCCAGATACCCCTCTCTGCAATGTTCTCCCTCTTCATCTGCATCTTCTGATCATACGCATGTACATACGTCGCCAGTTCCTGGTAACTCTTATCAATGAATGGTTCAATCTGGCTCTTGCAAGCTTTATCGAGAAAGTCAACGATTTTCCCTTTATCAGATACTCCGTCAGGAAAAATGTGGTCAACCAGAGAACCAAGACGTAGGTAGATAGAGTCAGTATCAGAGGCAATAACATAATCAACCCCTTGAGTTTTTAGCAAATTATTTAGATACTGATTCATCTTATTTTCAATCCATCTGATTGAAAGTTGACCAGACAGTGTTACTGCCTCAGCATTTTCAATAAGGAAGTATCTAAAGTATTCATTGCCAACAGCACCATAAGCAGAGTTCAAAGAAATCTTCTTTGCCATCTGGATGTTGTTACACCTTGCAATCTCCTTTGTCAGTTCAACAGTAGGAGTTTTCTCATACTGCTTCTTTGCCTCAAGCATCTTCTTTTTATAGATGACACGATCTGTGTACATCTTTTCCATCAGTTCAGGAAGGAATCCTCTGATATCCTTTCTGTATTGTGCACCATTAGCACAGACAGTGTATGGATAGTTATCTGGAATTTCTACATTTCCCTTCAGAAGTTTATCTACTGTGATGTTGGGGAATCTATCCTCAACAAGAGTTTCTGGAGAAATGTTGTACTGCATAATCAAGTGGGGATATAGAGAGTTCAAGTCAAAACTCACAACCCAATCATGCTTTCCAGTAATAGGATCCTTAACATAGGCACCTTCATACCTTTGATCTTTCCTTGTCTCCCTCTTAAATGGGATGACAATGTTCTTAGATCTTAGGTAATTATAGATGATAGAATCCCACATCCTAACCTGAAAGAACACATCATTGTAGTTACCTTTACCATCATATGCCATGGTAATTGCAAGTTCAATGAGGCGCATTTTATCCTCAAGTCTGTCTACCAGTTCTACGTCAACAATGTTGTATTCAACAAACTTTTGCCAATCTTTAGTGTAGAACTCTTTAAAGGTTTCATACTCAGAGTGATCCAACTTCTGCTGACCAAGTTCAACATTAGCAATGTGATCCAGTCTGTATGATTCCTGGTTTGTATAAGTAAACTTCTTATACAATTCCATGTAGTCCAGAATTGTAATGCCAGCAATATCCATCCTGGTATATTCTCTACCAGCAATAGTTGCTTGGTTCTCTGTGACAATACCCCAGGGAGATAGTTTCTTTACTGCTTTGGTTCCAAAGATCTTTTCAATCCTTCCACAAATATATGGAATATCATAAAGATCACAGTTCCAACCAGTGATAACATCTGGATGATTTGAATCCCAATAGAACAAGAATCTATCAATCAAATCATATTCATCCTTACACAGAATGTACTGAACATTATCTTGCTTGTTATCAAAAGGTTTTACACCCCAAGTAACAATATTCTTGGTGTTGTAATCCTGTATGGAGATAGTCAAGAGTTCTTCCTGACAACTCTTGACATCTGGGAAACCATTTTCAGAAGCAACCTCAATGTCAATAGTGACTAGTTGAATCTTGCTGATGTCAAACTTAATTGATTCTTCAGGATAGTTATCTGAGATGTATTGATTGATATACCTTGTGTTTCCATACAAGGTAAAGTTTTCTACATTCTGATACTTATCAATGAATTCTCTAGTTTCACGAATGGTTCCTGGTTTTACTTCTTCAGCATACTTCCCATCAAGAGTTTTGAACTTAGTCTTTTTATTTGTGCTTGCATAAAGAGTGGGATAAAAAGTCTCCCTGTTCTTAAAATGCTCGCCATTATCAAACCCCCTGGTGAGAATTTCATTCCCAACCAGGACAACATTAGTGTAGAATTTCATTTAATAAGGTCTTGGTATTTCTCAAGTAAGGTTGGTCTTGGTTCTGCAAGAGTTAAGATCTTATCAGAACTAATCATGAAGACATCCTGACTAGTATAACCAGTCAGGAATGGTTCTAGTGTTTCATCACTTTTAACCACAAATGGTTTAGTGATTCTACAGTCAGGTTCACCTAACTCAGAAGTGACTTCTTCAATCTTGCTGATCAGTATCAGATTGTTCGTCAGTGCTAGTAGTTTGACCATTTACATTCTCCATGTATGAATTTACCACCTCATCATGTGGTTCAACAATAGTAACAACCCAATCACAAGGAATAGGAATTTCTTTTTGTTTAGACAGAGGAACGTAAGGATAATAAGTTACACTAGATGCACCACCTCTATCCTCTTCATTTAGACGAGTAACGTATGGATTCTTGAGAAGGTAACCAATTACCTTTTCTCCAGACATAATTTCTTTTACATCAGCAATGACATCCTCATAGGATTTCAGAACCAAAAGTTTAACAGACATAATTTTCCAATGTTAGCGATTTATCTTGTAGTTTTAAAATGTGATCTGCAAGTTTGTCAATGTAACCTTTGTTCCTAAGTTCTTTAAAAACAAGATTCTCAAAGGCAAACTCACCACCTCTATCTAGGGCAGAATTTCTCATGTCCCTAAGTTTTTTTAGCAGACTTTCCAATGTCTGAGCATTGTCAGCATGTTTGATAGTCCTCTCTATCTTGACAATCATATCACGAACCTTGGAGCTTAGCAAGTCAGTATCCACTTCAGTGGAAAGTTTTTCTGGTTTGATTAACCACTTATTTGACTTTACAGAGAAGACTCCCTGACTTTTTCTCCTTGTCTTTCCAGGTTCCTCTACATAAGGTTCAATATCATGACCATAAACCTTCACATCATGAGTTGTTGTCCAAAGTTGTTTCTTAGTTTGATAGTAATCAGACATTACATCTGGACACACTTTTGTGTCAACAACTAAATGCAAATCAAGATCTGAATACTTTGTATAGTTGTATCCAACATTACCACCAAGGATAAGAATGTCAATGATATCAGACTTCTTTACTTCAACATATCCTGCCCAGGCATTAGCAACTTTTAAAAGGTGTGTTCTTACCTCTGGTTTTAACCTTTCCCCATTCCAGAAGGTAGGATTTAATTTATCATGGACTCTGAATGATACAGATTCTTCAAGGAAATTCTTATAACTTTTCATCAACCCTTTTTATAGATATTTATAAAAAGAGAGGGATGGATGGTCTTAGTCATCCTCCCTCTGCGCCGACGATATTCAGTATTATTTAGAGATAATCCTTCCTAGCATGATGCTCAGGAACTACCTTTCCTAATCGAATGACAAGTAATCCATCTTCAAAGGTGACTTCTCTGACTTCTGTGTCGTCTGAGAGTGTCCATGCTCTTTTGAAACTTCTGCTAGCCACTCCCTTGTGGACAAACGTCCTTTCCGTCTCTGAATCTGATTTTTGTCCTTCGACAAAAAGCTTTCCATATTCTGTGAAAACATTTACTTCTTCCTTCTTAAAACCAGCAAGGGCAATCTCAAGAAGAGACTCTACATTATTTACTTGGACAAGGTTGTATGGTGGGTAATTTGTTGTAGTTTCATGAAGATTGAATAGACGATCAAAGTATTCGTCCATACCAATACTGTTCTTATTGATCCTCTCCATTAAGGCAGGAAGATCAGACGTAGTATATCTCATCAGATTAGTCATTATGGTAGCTCCTTTAAAAGCGAGTTTGTGTTTTGTGGACCCCTAAGGCATCCAATACTAATTATAACAGATCAACAAAAAAGAGGTAGGGTAAAAACCCAACCTCTTTATAGGGTGTTCCGATTGTAGAGTGTGCCGCACGAAAGACACAAAATTATTTAGGCAAGTGCTTTTGTAATTTCAGAAATAGAAGTCATGGCAATATCTTTAGGAACTCCAGACCATTTAAAGATCTGATCACCAGTATCTGAAGAAACCATGATTGTAAATGTTTGTGTTTTGGGAACTTTTGAAATTAAAATTGGACTATCATCTTCACCAGAAGTCTCAAAAATAGTGAGCATTGTATTGTGATCCAATTCAGTGCCTTGGAAAATTTGGGGTAATTGTGGTCTCCAAGGATCCCAATCAGGATGACCCATAGAACTACGAAAAGCTGCTGAGATTCTATCTTGAATTACTGCATGTTCTGCATCATTAAGATATGGAAAAGATTGTTCACATTCTCGTTTAATGCCAGTCAATCTACTGCTTGTAGATTTTGCTGCAGAAAGGGTAGCAAGTCTTTTTTTTATAATTGCTCTCCAAGACCTATTATAATCAGCATCAAAATTAGGAAACTTTTCTTGAATAGATCTAAGGTTAATACCTTTTACTTGGGATGGCATTTTTCAACTTCTAATAAACTAATTTCCCATCATAATAACCCATTAAAAAAGGGGTGTCAACCCCTTTCCATCTATTCAGTAATCTCTACCTTTTTCTTCTTGGATCCAATATTGTATTTGGTTTCAAGAGTCCACTCACCCTTTTCTTTATAAGAAAGGACTTTGATTTGATTTAGGGGAGCAATGTCCTGAATCTTGGTAACATCAACAATGGTGATGAGTCCCCAGTCAGCAAGCAGTTGAGCAATTCTATTGCGTCTCTGCACATCATTTACAGTGAGATTTGCATGTTTGCCATCAAGGGCAAACAACTCTTTAAAATGAACCAAGAAATATCTACCTTGCTTATGAAGAATATGGCAAGATTGATAGATCTTTTTTTCTTTCCTAGAAGCTACACCAATTCT